CGAAATATTAGTAATGAAAATCAATCCATTAGTACAAGAATTATCAAGAGGACTTTGGGCGATGTCGTTTGAAGGATTAAATTTTTGGGGGCCTATTGCTCACAAAATTTTAACTCGTGAAACGGTTGACAATGAAATCAAGCCAAATGCTATTTTAAGTGTTTTTGACTCCCGCGGTCAAATGGTTGCAAGAGACCAAGAAGGCGGCATTAATGCCCCAAAAGGCTCAGTAGCGGTTATTGATATTAAAGGTGCTTTACTTAAAGAAGGCGACTGGTGCAGTTATGGAGCCGTCGAAATTGTAAACGCACTTAAAGCCGCTGATGATAATGCCAACATTGTTGGAAGCGTAGCTTATTTTGACGGACCAGGCGGATCCGTTTCTGCAATCGCTCCATTTGTAGCTTTTGGAAAAACCAAGAAGAAGCCCATTGTAGGATTGTACGATCAATGTTGTTCAGCCCATTTATATGCCATGTACTCGATGTGTGATTATGTGATTGCGGAAAATGATATTTCGGCAGTTATCGGAAGTTGCGGCATTGTATTGTCATTTGCTGACAACAGAGAATATTTGGAGAAACTCGGATATAAATTCCACGAAGTCTATCCAGAAGAAAGCAAGGACAAAAATCAAGCTTTCGCATTAGCGCTAGAAGGAAAGTATGATATGATCAAAAAAGAAATGCTTTCTCCCTTAGCCATTAAATTCCAAGACGCTGTAAAGGCAGCTCGGCCAAATTTAAAATTGGACGAACCTGGGATTATTACAGGTAAAACATTTTTTACCGACCACGCCATCGATATTGGGCTCACAGACAGCAAAGGAACGCTGAATGATGCCATCGAACGCGTTAAAATCTTGAGTGAGATGAATTCACTATATAAATAATTATTAATCAAAAAACAGTAAAAAAATGTTTGACAGACTAAAAGCGACAATTTTAGGAATGATGGTTTTACTCGGTTTTAGTGCGGAAAGTGAAATTCCCATTGATGCCGAAAACAAAGCCCTAAACCTATCTGCAGAACAGATTGCAAAACTCGAAGCGCACTTCGGGAAAGATTATGCAAAGAAAATGGTAGAAGGCGTTAATCACGAGATTAAAGCCGCAATGGAAAACAGCACAGACTTGAAAGCCATTCAAGACGAAATTGATGCTATTGTAAAAGAGAAAGCTTTGAAAGCTGAAGAACTTCAAGAGGGTAAAAATGCGGGTGCAAATGCACCAGATTTGTCTCAAAAACTCGAGTTATTAAACAAGGCACACACGGACGAAAAAGCCAAGCGGGAAGAACTGCAAGGCATGGTTAAAAAATTAATGGCCGAGGGCGTTGGAGATGTTCCAGAAACAGTTATTAAAGGAAACGCAGGTATGAAAGTAGGTCATTCAAACACCCATCTTTTTGCAGAAGCTAAAGATTGGAACAAATTTGAAGGTCGTGGTTGGAACGCTCGATTAAGAGACGGTTCGTTAAAAGCCACTGACTTTAACCAGGACGGAACTATTCCATTATTGCAAGATGACGTTGCTCATTTTGTAAGAGAAAATCCTACTGCATTAGAATCATTGTTTAATGACTTTGCAGAACTTCCATCAGAATGGAGCAGACGTACAGGAGTTCTTGATCGCGTTGCAGATGCGTTCATCATCCCTGCAGAAATTGTTCAAGGGAGATCTAAAGGATGGAAACCTAAAAATGATTTCAAAATTGCTTCAGAGGAAGGACGTGTTTTCCGCAAGAAAATTGACATCACTTTTGATGGATATGAATTGCAAGAAATTGAAAACACTTACATCCGAAGCTATAATGGTGCTGATGGTTCTCATCCTTGGAAAATGACTTTCATCTACTTCTTACTTTCTGAATTGGTAAAGCGTCAGAAGTTAGACGACAGACGCGCTCAAATCAATGGTATTTATGTAGAAACTCCAGAAGGAGACGGAAACCCAGGAATGGCAGTTAACTCTCAAGACGGATTGCGTTTCTTGTTCTGGTACCACAGAGACATTACTAAAAAGTATGCAGCTGCAGATTTAGGCGTTCCAACTACAACCAATATCGTGGATTATGTAAGAAGCTTAATTCTTTCTATTCCAGAAGAAGATAGAAGTTTAGAAGGTCTTGAATTTGGTCTTTCTCAAAACTGGCTGGATGCGTACCGTTTGCGTGCAGGAATGGCATACCAAGTACACATGAGTACTGAAGAAGGCCGTTTGGAATACCAAAAGAATTATCCTATTGACTACCCGAATGTGAAGTTTCAGCCGTTGAAAGACATGGTAAAAACCGACTTTATGTATGTTACTTTGTCTAAAAATATTGAAGTTTTAGATTATAATGTAAACGAAAAAGGAAAGTTTACGGTAACACACGACCGAAGAGATACACATATTTTTGCAGATTACCGTTTGGGAATACGTATCAAACAAGTGGGTGTAGAAAGATTAGCGGGCGAGCCTGCTGATTTTGGCAGACAAATGGTTTGGTCTAACAATGTGCCAATATTTGACACAACAGTTGCCGCCCCAGCATTTGACAACGCAAGCGGAATTTTGAAGCTTCATTATAACACTGTAAAAGTAGATAAAGCTTGGGCGACTGATATTGCAAAAGTGAACAACTTGACTAAAGGAACTGTAGTTAAAATTGTAGGAAACACGTTGATGGCAAACGCTAAAAACGTACTTGACAATGCAGATATCGCTTTGGCAGGGGATGCTCCTTTCAACTTAAAATCAGGTGGAACTCTTACATTATTTGTAACCAACGCTTTGACATTGAAAGAAATTTCAAGAACAGCTGCACCAGATGCGACAGAAGCACCGGCAACTAACTTTGATTCGGGCATCTTGGATGCCAATACCGGAAACGAGTTTAAATATACAGGAGCTGCAGCGGTAACGCTCACAAGCATTATTAATGGTGTGGACGGAAAGCGTATCAAAGTGTACGGAAAAACGGGTGCAGCTGTAACTATTAACACAGTTGCAGGAAAAATCAAAGTAGATTCGACAGCAACGCTTGCTAACGCAACTAGCTATGTTGAGTTTATGAGAATCGATGGTGTATGGCAAGAAATTGGACGTGCAATCGCTTAATTATTAATATAATCTAATACTGTATAAATTATGTATATAGCAACATCAGTAGCAAAGCCAGCGGGAATTTCCCCTGGTTCTGCTTCTCCAAAAAAAGCAAACGTTACCATCTTTGATATGGATGACGTTGCATTCTTTCCTGTTCGGGATGCCAAGGGAATTGTTATTTCTGGAAACATTTTAATGAAACCAGGAAAAAGAATGGTTCAGGTTTATTCTACTCGGTCTAAAATTTCCGCGCCTTATGAAAGCGACGGAGACGAAGACTCTATCAACGTCAAGCCAACTGTTGATTTACAGCACCCTGGAAACAAAAAGGAAGGGCGTGAATTTATTCAAAACTGGTTGGGTAAAAATGTAGGACTTATTCTTGAAACTTGCGATGGTCAAAAGGAATTGGTGGGAACGCCCTGTGCTCCATTGCAATTAAAGCCTTCTAAACAAGACAACAATGATGGTTTATTTCACATGTTGAAATTTGAGGCTTTTGCATCTAGTAATTTATTGCCAGCATTGTATGAAGGTGAATTGGCGTTGGGTAATCCGATCGCTGTAACGGTAACTGCCCCTATGGGCGTAAACACTGGTTTAGGTAACGTCTTTAAATTAGGAGCTACAGATACTACAAGCGCTATTGCTTTTGTCTGGAGCAGCATTCCAAATGATGGCGTATTTACTGTAATTGGTTCTGGAGGCGATGGACCTCTAACGCTTACCGAAGGACCAGGAGCCGCAGGTTTTGGAGTAGTCTCTGTCTTATTGAAAGGCGGTATTGATTGGACGGCATTAAATGGCGCTCACATTACCTTGAAAGCATTTTCTGGAGGAGGCACAAATTATTTTATTGAGCAGTCTCGTGGGTAATTTTTTTAGTTTTATTTAATTAAAAAGCTTCGCAGAAATGCGAGGCTTTTTTGCTTTCGTTTCATGTAACACGGTTTAAAAATGGTAATTACCAATTTTACATTCTAATGATAGGATAAATTTAAAACAACACATTATGAATAAACAAGATTTACGGGAGCGCGTGCTAGCGTTCTTTTCTAATCCTCCACAAGAGAATTATGAGAAATACAATAAAGCCTTTCAATTGTACAGAGAAAGTGAAGGCAAGGATTACAACCAGGAGCGGGTTTACAACTCGGGTTTTACAGATATGAATTTAAAAAACCTTTTGTATGATTTGCAAAAAATCAACACTGTTGCTGACCTAGAAATTGCCAAAGCAATTATGGTGGTTGTTGCAGACACAGTGGATGGCACAATAGAATTAGATCCACTTGCAGAGGTAGGGTTTGAAGGTATTGACCAAGGGCAAGATGAAGGAGATGAAAATCAAATAAAAAGTGCTGTTAATATACAAAACGTACTCACAGGCGACGGAACAGGAACGCAAGAACCAGAATTTATTTCTGCTCCAACTTCGGACGAAAGAGCAAAGCTCCGGGATGACTTTCCTTTTTTAAACGATGCTAACTGTCCAGATGAATTGAAAGTCTTGGTGGCGGATAAAATCACGGCTTATAAAGCGTATGTAAAAGGTCAATCCGATTTAGTGAAACATGCCAATGGCGACTTAGCTTTAGAAGAGGACGAGGCTAAAAACTTAGCGGCTCAAGTGGTAGAAAACTTCGAAAAGAACAGAGAAATTTATGAGGAGTTGAATTACTATGGAATTCACGGCAAAATCCTTGGGAATCATTCCATTTTTGCGGCCTTAACATTAGAGCGTGAAGTTTGCGAAATGTCTACTGAAGAATGTTTTAAGTATTTAAATTCCTCAAAGAAATTCATTTCAGTAAAGCAAACGGCTTTGGAAGAACTCGTTGCAAAAAAGCCAAAAGGATATCAGGCAAAAATGACGGTACTCGTTTCTGCCATTGAAGCGAGAAAAGAAAAAGTTTCATTAGTCAAAAAATACCTCGGAATAAGTGAGTAGGCTATTTGATATTAAAGCATTGTCGGAACCAACAGAATCTGAAAAACTTTCAGAGTTGTACGCCTCTAAATTTCTTGTTTTTCACTTTGAAAAGTTGAAATCCCTGGAAGAAAACTTAAAGCGACTTCCCACACCAGAAGAAATTTTCTTTCTGCAATCTGACAATGCTTTTAATGCTTTTACATTTATTCCATTTGTAGCAAAGCAATTTCCTATCAAGGAGCTGCACGCTTCGACCTATTCGATTTCCCGCAAGGTTATCGATGCTTTGATAGAAATGCACGACCGCGGAATGATTGAGCAAATAACGCTCTTGATTTCCGATAGTATGATTAAGCGTAATCCTACTACTATTGAAAACCTGATGGCAATGGCCAGCACAAGACCAAACATGAAAGTATTATATGCCTGGTCTCATGCTAAAGTTTGTTTGATGAAAACACACGATTTTTACTATGTAATTGAAGGTTCAGGTAACTGGTCTGAAAATGCACAATATGAGCAGTATGTACTGACAAATAGTAAGGGTGTGTATGACTTTAGAATGGAATTATTTACAAACAGTAATTTAAAGAAATATTGAAAAAATTAGGCTATTTATTCCTAGCTATATTCTTTGGTTTAGGAATTTTAATTGAACTGGAATTTCGGCTTTTCGAAGCTTCAAAACGAACTTATATTATAATTGCGTTTGCCTGTTTTCTTCTAGGAATGTACTTACTAATTAAATCAAAATGAATTTCCTTTCCAATCCCTTACTTCTTTCAGACGAAGAATACGCCGACATTGAGAACCTCGCAGGATGCAATTATTCTCCGGAGAAGATTGCTTTGTTTTTATTTATAGAAGCAGCTATTTTCTTGGAACATTGGCACAATCCAAACTCGCCTATACGGATGTGCTACAATCGTGGCCAGCTTTCGGCAGAATTTAAAGTAAATCTTAAACAGAAAGAATTAGCGGAAAGCGGAAACATTACTGCAGCACAAATATTCCTGAAGGAATCCGAGCGAATCAAGTTAGAAAATTTACGCAATCAATGCCTTTTTGGAGAATGAATATAGAAGATGTAACACTAGACCAGATATATGAGTTCATGGAACGCGGCAATATTGCCAATGCGCCACAAAATATTGTAGATTATCTGCAACTTTTAGACAAAGTTCGCGGTATGATTTATCGTTTTGATATTTATGGCAATCGGGAAGGCGTGATCAAACACCTGGTTAAAGTAGATGGACTTACGCGCTATAAAGCAAACTTGGTATATAATGAAACCATAGAATACTTTTATGTAGATGTAGAAGTCTCCAAGCGTGCCTGGATAAA